CACTTATTATATTTCCAAATGTTGATTTTAACCAATCATTGATATTACCAAAATTATTTACCACTTTATATTTAAGTAAAATTTTCATGAAATCCATTTTATTGATAACGATATCATTTTCATCATACTTTTCTAAAACTTTTAATTTTACTTGACCAGATATGTCTACATCATCAAGTTGCATCAAATCTTCGTTAAGTAATATTTGTTTTTTAGATTTTAAAATATCCTTGTAGATTTTTATTTTACCTTTTGTTTCTTCTATTTTAGTTTCACAAAGTTTAAATAAATCATCTATTGATAATTTCTTTTCTTCAGTAATTTCTGGAAATCTTTTAACTAATGTTTTGATACCACACCCGTAAACACCAGGTATGTTATCTGATTTATCTCCATCTAAAACTCTATATAGTAATAAATTTTTTGATTCTATACCAAATTCTTCCTTTACTAATTTAGTATTGTAAAGTTTCTTTTTGGTAGGAGACCAAACGATGGTCGTATCATCTACTAACTGAAGGAAATCCTTATCAGTAGACATGACCACCGCTTGTTCGTTCTCTTTAAGAAGTTGTGTGGATATGTAAGCCATTATATCATCGGCTTCAACTCCATCATATATCATGGTTTGTATTGGTAAATAATCTAAAATTTCGTTTAACCAAACATACTGTCTTTTCATCGATTCTCTTTCATCTTCATCGTTCATCAAGTCGGCATACTGTCTGTTAACTCTTAATTTATTAGATTCTCTTTGTGATTTGTAACCACTAAACCTTTTTTTTCTTCTTTGAGAACCCCCCTTACCATCGAAAACTACAATGACTCTTGTCGGTTGAGTTTGTCTAATTGCGTAACCTATTGATTTAAGAACACCAGTTACACCACCAACATGGTCACCATCATCATTCATTGTAGGAATGGATGACCAACATCTGATAAATGTATTTAACCCATCAATAATTAAAACTCTATCGTTTCTTTTTCTATTGATATTTCGGGTGTGTTCCTTTTCAACCGATTGTAGGATGTCTTTGTAAAGTTTTCTCATTAAGTAGTTGTTGTTGTGTAGGTTGGACCTTCATTTAAAGTATCTTTACTACTAAAGTACTTTTCTAAAGTTTCTAACCTTTCATCAGCTGATGCTAATAATTTTAAAGCTTCGGTTGCATTATCCCAAAAATCTTTTGTAGAATGGTCTCCGATACCAGCGGGAAAATTACCAAGTAATTCCAATGATAATAAAGCTTTGTTTTTATCAGCTTGAGCTTCAGATTTCAGCATTTCATAAATTTTTTTGTCTATCTTTGCCATAATTAATCATTTTCGCCAGGTGCCTCTGTATCTACCTCCATAGCATCTATATCAAGTGTATCATTTTTGTATTGAAGAATAGTAGCTTCACAAATTCTTTTATAGATTTGTTCTCTAACATCTTCTCTTTCTTCCATCAAAGGAATAAATTCTTTTGATTGGAATTTAATAATCTCACCAGTTTCGATATCTGTATAGGTATACCAAGCACCAGCCTGTTTTAACAATTTATTTTCTTTCATAACTCCAAGCCACGAACCATAATTATCAATACCTCTTTCAAAGTATATCTCGAAATCAGCCGCCCTCAAAGGTGGCCCCATTCTATTTTTTACGATTTGTGCTCTCACCTTAATTCCAACAGTTCTATCTTTACCATTTACTTTGGTTTTAATCTGACCCATATTCTTGAGTCTGATTCTAACAGAACTATGGAATGCTAAAGCTTTACCACCACTCGTAGTCCAAGGGTCACCAAACATTACACCCATCTTTTGTCTGAGTTGGTTAGTAAACACAAGAGAAATCTTCTGTCTACCAATCATGTTTGTGATTTTCCTCATCGCCTTCGAGATGATAATAGCTTTATCAGTTGCATATCCATCTTTGTTGTAATCCGCAGCTAACTCGTTTTTAGTTGATGCCGCGGCAACTGAATCTACCACTATAGTAACTAATTTGTTTCTATCAGCAGTTCTAACCTTTTCAATTATAGTTTCACAATAATCAAAAATTTGTTCTACTGAATCAGCTGATACATAAAGTAATTTTGAGACATCTACACCGATTGCGTCTAAAAATTCTCTACTCACTGCAGTTTCAGTATCAATAAGAACAGCTACACCATCTTGTTTTTGTGTTTCAGCAAGAAGGTGAGCCGCCAATAGAGACTTACCACTCTGTTCTAAACCTGTAATTTCAGTAATCCTTCCTACAGGTAAACCACCATATGGTCGATTGGATATTGCAACATCCAACATAGCGGTTCCTGTCGAAATCCAACCTTCAACATTTGTTGGGGCTTCATCCGAATCTAAAAAGAACGCGACTTTTTGGTCTTTTGCTTGTTTGTTTAGAGAATCCGCGAGGATATCTGCTAAATCCAATTCTTTTTTTGCCATAAAGTATTATTAATTGTTAAACAAATCATCAAATGCAGCCGCTACATCATCAGTTTTTTTAGATGTTTTTGGCTTGTCATCTTCCACATCAAATGGTAAATCATTTACCTCTTCAGTAGGTTTCTTAGAAAGGGTCTCTTCTGCTACAGAAGATTCTCCTTCTTCGTTTTTAGAAGTTTTACTTGGATTTAACCAACCTTCTAATACATCTTTTAATTCATCGTAAGATAACTCTGAATATAAATCTGTAATTTCAGTTTGATTTTCCAACAACTTCTGTACTGAATCAGCTGATTCTGCCAAAGGTGTCTGACTTGGTTTAACTCTAATCTGAGTGGTTGGGTATGAAGCACCAGCTTCTTCCGCTGAAATGTATTGGATAGTTAAGTCTCTACCTGATTGTGGGTCAGTAATATCACCATAGTCAGGGTCAGCTATATATCCAAGTATTTCTTGGTAAACTGTTTTTCCAAATCCCCAAAATCTTACACCATCACCTTCTTGACCTCTAACGATAATAGGAACGAAAGTTCTTAACTTCGGCTCCATTTGTTTAGCTGCCTTCCAATCTTCTTTATCACCCATTCTTTTTAGTTTATCCGCAAACTCTACAATAGGGTCTGGTCTACCAAATGATTGTGGTGACAAATAAGTTTTGTTGTTGATGTTGTAGTGAAAATAAAGTTCGATGAAAGGATTGTCTTTGTCGAACTTGTAAGGTACAATCCTTACTTGATGTTTCCCAGGTGTGGGTTTCCAAAGACTCTCAGTCTTTTTCTGTGTGTTTTGTAGTTTGTTCAGTCTACCTCTGATTGCATTAATATCTATGCCCATAATTTACTCCTTTAAGTTATTAAAAATTTAAGTTTTACAGTTTAGTTTAACATGCGTTTCTTACATGCGGTGTACATATAAATATAGTGTTTTTGTGAAAACATAATATTTATTTTGCCCATTTATTTCGGGCAACAATTTGTGATATTACACCATAGACAGACAAGTCTTGATAGGTATCTTCAATAGCTTCACCTACCTCATCAGGTTGTCCTTTTACCACTAATTGTTTTAGTCTTTGAATCTTGTCATTCTTTCTGAACCAAAGTCCATTAAGTGCTACATTTCTATCTTCATCAGATTCCAAACTTGAACCTACTGATATATTATCAGGTCCATAGTTTCTCTGTTTCTTACAGAAAGTATCGTACATTTCATCAAGGATTTTTTTGAATTCTTTTGTAGTTTGTGGGAACTTTTCCTCACAATATTCAACTGCGGTTTGTTCTTTTGCCATAACTTTTTAAAATATTAGTACTAATATACGAAAAAAAATTTAATTATCCAAATAAAATTGAATTTTTTTTTATAAATCTTTTAATTTTTTATTTAAATCCTTTTTGAAGGTTTTGATTTTCTTGTCAACTCTCTTAGTCACTTCACCTTTTATGAAGTCATCAAACTCATCATTGACTTCATCTTTGTTCATATCTAACTTTTTCATTAGATATAAATTAGTTGACTGACCTGTAGTAACAATTTTGACAATTGCTTTGAGTGCTAAATTAAGTGCGTAAAGTGCAACTGAGAAAATTACTAATGATAAGATTATTAATAAAATAATATACCAAGGTAAATCTTGTTGAGCTACTACTGTAGTTTGTACACCTTGTGTTGCAGTTGTTTGTGTAGCTTGGACTGCTTCTGCTTTTTTAGTTTTGTAAGAAGCAAGATATTCAACTATGTCATCTAACTCAGTATCAGGTAAGAAGTTATAAGCTGGCATCGCCGCTCTATTGTACTCTTCCCAAATTTCAACTGCATGTTCATCACCAGAATCGATAAGTGCTTTACTATTCTTAATCCAAGTCTTGGTCCAATCTTTTCCTTGTAGTTCAACTACATCTTGTAAAGGAGGTCCAACCAACTTCTTATCCATTTTATGACAAGCTGCACAATGGGTGTTAAATAATTGTTTACCTTTAGTATAATCTTGTGAATAGGTAATTGTAGAAATTAAAACTATTACTAATAAAAACTTTTTTGTCATTAACTGATTTATTATGAAAATTTAATTACATCAAATACTCTTGTATTGATTTTTTTTGTTCCTTCAACATTTGTCACTATTATTGAATTTTTAAACTTTTCCCAATCAACTGAAAATGTTTTATCAATCACTCCGT